GCTTTTCTCCCTTGTATGAAATTGATAAAAGGCCGCCCGAATTGGTCGGCTCGTTAAGGTCTGGGCCGCTCCCAAGTGAGGAGCAGAGCGGCCCAGAATTGACCCCGGAGGAGGAGAGAAGAGAAGTCTCGCCCGAGGCCAAAGTCGAAAATTTTTATGGTTGATATACGAAATTGACGGTCACGATCCGGGCCGTAACCTCGCCGTCGGCGACCCCGACCCGCGGGCCCGAGGCGGACGTCCGCATATTGCTCGTCCCGATTGCCAAGGTCGATCGATGGAGAAGGTCCCGGACCCGATTCGCGATTTCCATTATTTTGTCTTCGTCTCCGGTGTCATCGGCGACGATCCAGATATCCCGCGTTACTTCCCTGCATACGACCTCTTTGTCGCTCGAGTCGGCCTCGATATCCGAGACGTCGCCGTATGTCCAGATATAGGGTCGCTTGGCGTCAGGAGGTACCGTTTTCGCCGTGAATATGGCCAGCCCTGAGCCGAACGGAGCCAAGAGGCCCGCCAGTACACTATCGGCCGCCAGGGCCGCGTAAATCGCGATTGTGGTGATATCTGACATTTATCAAGGATCCTTCGCGACCCCGACGCCGATCGGCGCCCGAGCCATGACGACCCGCCAGTACGGCCGCGGGCCCTGGTTGACATTCCGCCCGAGCGCGTCGGTCCCGACGAAGCCGAACTCGAGGCGCCTCGAGTATGGGACGTTGGTAAAGATCCGAAGCGCGACGGCGAAGATGCTCGTCTTTATTCGGAATTCGAAGCCTTGTTGTAAGGTCCCGGTCCGCTTATGCGGAGATTCTCCGACCCGGCTCGCCGGCGGGTAAGGCGTCGCGACGATTTGCTTAAGGTCGGCGATGATGAAGGCCGCCAGGGTCTTCATATTAAATTCGATCCGCTTCTTTACCTTTTTGGTAAAAGCCGCCTCGCGAATCTTTAACTGGAGTTTCGGCCGCGGAGCCATTTATCCCTCCTGGATTTCTTCGACCATGACCTTATGATAAATCGGGACCGACGGCTCGATTCGTTTTACTCGAAGCTCGAAGGTCCGCCCTTCGAAGAGGAGCTTATCGCCGATCCTGATATCGGTCGCCGGCGCCAGATAAATCGAATGGGTAACCCGGCTCTCATCCTTCCCGACGAGCGCCAGGTCTTTCGCCGTGACCGGATTAACTCGGCCGTCGACGACGCCCTGGCTCGAGAAGACCTCGTCGAAGCCGCCGTGACCGTTGTCGACCGGCGTCGATCGCAGGACGTCGACCCGATGGATCAAGAGATGGCCAATCGATCGCATTACTGTTTTCCCCAATATTGCTGGACCCAATCGCCGAAGATTTCCGTCGGCCTTGGCCGGCCGTGAAAGCAAACGACGTGCGCCGTCGGCGGGAAGACCCCGCGCTCCCGACAATGAATTTTATACGAGACGAATTGGTCCGGGTATTCGTCTTGCCAGAAGCGGACCCAGGACGGCGGGATCAGCATCTTTATAAAATCTTGATCGCTCCGTTATTTCGATATGAAGGTCTGCGAATCGGCCTTAAAGGTCTCGTATATTTGGCCGAGGCTTCCGGCCGTCCATCCCATGATCCCGGAGCCCCATCCGGTCTGGAGGCGATAGAAGTCGCGGAGCAAGACCAGGTCGCAATCGATCGTCCCGGAGAGATGGCCGACGTCCCGGACGATGATCGTATCCAGGTCGAAGTATAAGACCGGCTCGCCCTTCGCGAAGAGCCCGGGCCGGAAGAGCTCGATCTTCGCCCACCATCCCGGCCAGCTATGCTCGAGCGGCCGGTAATCGATCCAGGTCGAGGATTCAAACCAGGGATCGGCGACCATATTGGTCAAGCATACGAAGCGATGAGGCTCCGAGATTTTATCGAAACAAGCTCGCTCGAGCTTCTCGACCCAAGACGAATCGAAATCGCCGCCGGATCTCAGGACGCAGGCGACCGTCAACATTTCCGCTCGAGCCATTTCTCCAGGCGCCGGAGCCCGCCCTCGAGCCATTCGACCAGGCGAAAGATCCCGGACGCCTCGAGGATCGCCTCGCCGAGCTCCCGGACCTGGCGCCGGAGCTTATCCATTTGGTACTCGAAGGTCCCGGGCTCCGGCCCTGGCCATGCATTGAGGAGAAGCCCGTCGGCGGGATCGTATCCGGTCTCGAAGAGGGTCCGCCATCTCTTACACTCCCGGCAATAAACCGAGACGCCCTCGCGGCCGAATTCCCATCGGGTATCGATATGGCGATGCTTGCTCTCGATCGGTTTTGGATTTCCGCATTGATAGCGGATATTTTCGGGCATCTTCGGAGGAGGCGGTTTACTCATCCGGTCGCCTCCTTCTTCCGCCTGGCCATCCAACAAAGGCCGCAAAGCTGGCCGGGCATATATCCATTCCAGTGATTACACTCGAGGCATTTCTGGCCGGCGAGGAAGATTTCGGTCGGCGTCAATATCGAGATCGGTACCCAAAACATATCTTCCGAGACCGTCATCTCCCGGCCGCCGCCGATCTTTATGATATCGCCCTTCTTCTGCTCCTGGAGCTCGTCCGCCTCGAGAAAATCCTTTTTCGAGATCATCCCGAATTGTATGACCTCATGAGTCGGGACGATGAAGCGAGAGAAGACGTAAGCCGTAACCTTGGGATTGTGCACCTGGTAAGCCTTGACGTTACAAGCATAGTCGAGGCCGGGCTCGCAGTCGGCCGATTGATTCATACACTTTACGTCGATCCCATGAGGCGCGATATAAAACTCGACCTCATCGTACCGGCCCGGCTCATGATCCCATTCTCGATCGATCCCGCGGGCCTCGAGCCATCGGTCGAAGACCTCCTCGGCGAGCGGTCCGATCCAGGTCTCCGGCGTCATCGCCTCATCGCGGCGCTTGCCGACCTCGCTCTTCTGGATCCGGTCGCGGGTCGCCTGGAAAGCCTGGGCCTTGGCGATCATCGCGTCGCTCGCGATCTCTCGATGCCAGTCGACGCCCTTGGTATGGAAGTACGTCTCGATCTTGGCCATAAATTAATCGGTTATTTGACTATCCCCACCATTGGAGATTTCGATACCCGAGCTCTTCGAGAAAAGGTCGAAGGTGTAAGCTCTTGCTTATCAGGTAATTATAACCGTTTTCCGATATCCCCTTTCGTAAGACGTTGGCCGCTTCGGCCTCGTATGCATCCTTGAGCCGGTAATGGCCGGCGACGTTGTCATGGATCGGCGCCCGATTCCATCGCTTGGCCGGCCGGCGATCCTTAAGACCGAGATCCTCTTCGACGCCGAGAAGGTACTCCTGGGCCCATCCGGGCCGCAGGTTATCCCAGCATACAAAACGGACGTGACCGAATTTCTTGATGGTCTCGAAGCTCCCGGCCAAGGCGACCCAGGTATCGACCAAGACCTTCGGCGAGAAGACCTCGGGCCCTCCGTTTATCCGACCGTCTCCCTCGGCCCGCTTCTGATATGAGACCAGGCTCGCGAGCGGATCGCGGATCGGGATTAAGGTCGGCGTCGTCGCCAGCATTATCATTTGATGGGCCGCGATCCGAGCCAGGGTCGAGACCGGATCCCGGGCGATATGCTCATGGTAAAGCATCATCGGATGGAATTTTTCCGGGTAATCGCCGCTCTCGAGCCGATGGACGACGGCCTCGTCGCCGTCGAGAGCTTGATGCGTATGAGGCTCGACGATAAATCCCTTTATATCCTTATGCGCGTTGAGCCATGAGAGGCTCGTCCAGGTCCCGGTATGGTGGATACTTAAGCAATAAATCATGACCACCAAAGGAGATCGCGGTATCCTCGCCGCTCGAGGAAAGGCCGGAGGGTCTCCTCCGCGTCGATCAAGTATCCCAAGGCCGAGACCGACGCCAGGCCGGCCAAGTCTCCCGCCCGGTACGCATCTTTAAGCCGATGGTCGCCCGAGGTATTGAGCTTCGGAAGCCCGGACCGCGAAGGCCGCGGATCCCGGAGGCCGACCGCCTGGGCCCGATCCCAAAGTCTCGAGCTCGCGACGAATTCGGGAAGATCCCAGGCCAGATAATTGACCTTATGGAGCCGGGCCTCGCTCTCCGCGAGCATTTTCCATCGATCGACGATATCGGTCGCCGGCCGGAAGAGCCCCGTATCGATTTGGCCGGTATCCTCCGCCCGCCGTTGGTAAGAGATCAAGGCCGCGAGCGGATCTCGAAGAGGGATAATCGTCGGATGATTCCAGGCCATGACGATTTGAGATCGGCTCATCCTCGAGACGTCTTGATGGTCCCGCCGGATATGCTCATGGTAAATCGTCTTCGGCTCGTCTCCGCTCTCGTATACCTGGGTCGAGAGCAAGACCCCGTCGCTCTCCTCATGAGCGTCGAGCCAGGCCAAGGTCGAGACCGTCCCGGTATGGATTTGCGAGAGGCAAAGTATCAAGGCTTCGCCATCCTTCCGAGCCAGGCCGCGACCTGCTCGTCGACCACGGCCGGCCCTCCCGCCGTGTCCGCCCAGAAGTACCAAACATTACGCGACGCCGGCGGGCAAGAGAAATCCCAAAATCGCTGGTCGAAGTATCGATTCCAGAAGAGAAGCGTCTGCTTCTTAAGAACGGTCGCCATGATCGTATTACCGGCCGGCCATCCGATGACCCCGCGGGATCCGCGGAGGAGGCCAAACATTTCATCGATGGACGTCTGGCCGCAAAGGTCGACGCCGCCGACGGCGCCCGCCAGGATCGAAGGCAGGCCGCCGGCATCCCATCCGGCGCCCATAAAGACGACCTCGAAGCCGAGCTCTTTAACCCGCCGGAGGGTCTCGGCGATCTTTCGGACCGGGAGCTCGTCGAGCCATTTCTTATACATTCCGGCATCGATGAAATATGCGACGACGTAAGGCCCGAAGCGATCGCGGAAGAGCCGCTCGGCCTTCTCCTCGGCCTTGGATCGAAACATCTTCGGGAACCATTCCGCGCCCCAGGCCGGTTCGACCTTGTCAATATCGGCGCCGAATCTCATGACCCCGTTAAAGGCCATGAAGTAATCGCATCCGACGACCTTCTCGAAAAGATAGCGGCCGTTGGTCATATAGGCTTCGCGGAATTCCGAAGACGTGACCGCATGGCGGACGTATCCCGCGGCCGAGGCCCAAGGTATCTTACGGATCCATTCGAGGCTTCTCTGCTTATCGTCGGGATCCGAGACGTACAAATCGACCGCGTCGACCTTGAGCTCTTGAGCCATAAAGCCCGGGAGCTTGACGACCGACCAATACGAGTCGCCGATCCCAGGCGGAAGGAGAATCGTCGGCCGCTTCTCGGCGACCTTGGTCGAGTAAAAGACGATCTTCGATTCGACCGGCCGCGTCGTATAAATCGGGTCGAAGCCCGCTTGCTCGAGGAGGAGCCGGACCCGGTCATTTGTCAGGAGCCA